TGGGGGATTGGATAATTGTAATCCGACTTGTTTAGCAATGAATAGAGGACCTTTAGGAAAATCAATTAAAAATTTACTAATACGTAAAGTATCGACTGCAGATGAATTTATAGCACCTACAGCACCTCCACGTATAAGACCATCATCAAATTTAGTTAATCGGAGTCTATTAAATGGAGTATCTACTTTATTTATATCTGTTACAATATAAGGTTTAGTGGAATCTCCGGCAGTTCCCTTTTCACCAAACTTTAATGATTTTAGTTTAGTATCTTTTAACTTTTCAAATAAGGCCATGCTTATTATTTAAACAATTGATCAGAATATTTTTTACCTTTTCCTGATTTGTATTTTGAAATATTTAAAGAATCAGCCTCATCTAAAATTGATGGATTTCTTTTATATTTCGGATCTCCAATTGTGGATGATTGATAATGTAATGTTGAAGTTTTATCTTCAGCATTGAATTTTGGTTTAGCACCTTGAAATCCTAAACGCATTTTTGATAAGAAATCTAATAAACTCATGTTGTTATTGTTTTAGTATAAATATTAAAATTAAGCAGACCTATATGAATTTTGCATTAATCCAGAACCTACTGATTTAGAATCAAGTTTTACATCCCAAGATTTATTATTTAATGTTGTTACTGCATTTGTTACTTGATTAATTGCGGATATCATTGGAGAAATATCCATAGCGGGTGATGATTTTACTGATTCTATTGATCCTTCTCCTAATAAGTTAGTACCTACTTTGATTTTTCCATCAGCACCGTACATTGCTTTATCATTTGGATCCATTTGTACACTACCAAAATCTCCAGACATTACTGGTCCTTTGTTTGGATCTACAACACCATCTTTCATAGCATACATAGCCATAGCACCTGCCACCGCTGCTAATCCACCTACAATCCACAATGTTGCGGCACCAAAACTAGCAGCTTCAGCTGCTACAGTTGCAGCAACTGCAGTTTCGGTAGTAATAGCAGCTTCTGCACTTTTTAATGCTATTGTTGCTGGTAATTTAGCTAACTGTCCAGCTTGTGCACCAGTAGTAGCCCATTCCCACATAGATTTTGCTCGAGATACAAACATATCTTTAAGAGCCCAACCATATGCTATGGTTTTAGTAGCAAGTGACTTACCTTCTAAAGCTAAACTTAATTGTTTAAAACCAACTTTTCCTTCTTCAGTAGCAAGAGCAATAGCATTTTGAGCATTTCCAAATACAGATGCAGTATTTTCTGCTACTTTACTCGCTACTGAAGCTGATTGGAATCCTACTTTTTGTCCTATTATAGATGCTGTTAATCCTTCTGTAAAGGCGATTGCTTTACCAACTAAATTTATGGCCTGCATTGTGCCATATATTCCTAAGAATAATCCTCCTATTATTTTAAGAGGAGTAGCAAAATAATTGATTATTTCTAAAGCACCACTTAATAATTCTAAGAATGAACCTAATGGTCCTGCTAATAAATTACCAACAATACTTTGTAATTTTAACATAGCCGCATTAAACTTCTCTTGTATATCTTGACGTTCTGCTGCTTCTTCTGCTTCTTCAGCGGTGACTTGAGCTAATGACTTACCTGAAGCGATAGCCATTTCTCGTTTAGCTAATTGATTTGCTAACTCATCTGATGTAGTACCTAATGCTTCTGCAAATGATTTTTGAGCAATTACATTCATGCCGCTGAATTTAGCAGCAGTCATGCCTTGTGCAGCTAACTCTTCAGCAACTGTTACTTGATCACCCATTAAAGCAGCTGCTCTAGCACGTTCAAGATTAAGTTGTTGGCCTGTAATTAATTCAGCTTTTAATTCATTCTCAATTGATGATTGAAAATCAAGTAATTTTTCTCCTTGTGATTTTGCTTGTTCTAATGATGTACCTAATGCTCTGGTTGCTACAACACCTCTAATTGTGTTTTCTGCATTATATCCCATATTAGCAGCTAACTGACCTGAAACTTTAGAAGCTTCAGCTATAGCAGCTTTAAATGGAACACCAACATTTAATGAATTACGAGTAGCAACATACCCTCTTAACATTGATTGGTATGTTGCTTCAGATGATTGTCCAGTTAATACTGAAAATTTATATACACCTGCGGCTTCATCACCTGTTAATCCAAGTTGTTTAGTTAATTTAATTTGGGTTGTTAATGCATCACCTGAGTATTCAGTAACAAACCCTGTAGCTTCTGATAATTGATTAAAAGCTTCATTTAAATTAGCTGTAGTTACATTTAAATTATTTGCTGAACTTTCAATATCAACAAAATTAGCTCTAACACGATCTGCATTTGCAGCTCCATATCCTAAATTTTTAGATATGTTTACTGATTCTTTATTTGCAGTTACAGCGGCTTTTAAGAAAAATGATATTATTGTCAATGGATCTAAAATACCATCTTTAATATTAGTACCTATAGCTTTGATACCAGCAAGCATAGTCTGGAATTTATCTCCAGTTTCTGCTGCTTTTTTTCTCATAGCAGTCAATACATCTTCAGTTTTAATAAACTGTCCTAAAATTGGTATTTTGTTTAATCCTTCAACTAATCTACCTAAATTACCCATTGATTTTTCAATATTCTGGGATTGTTTAAGTTGGTTTTTTAATTCATCTGTAGTTTCTGTGATTTTTTGATTTAATTCACCTTGTAAATCTTTATGTTGTGTTGTGTTAATTAAATTGTTTGATAAAGCATTATTAATATCTCCCTGAATTTTTAATTCTCTATCAGCTAATTCATTTATTTGTTTTTGGATATCTTTAGACTTAATCTGCCCTTTAAATAATGAATTTTGGTTTTCAATAAGTTTTTCACTTTTTTTACCTAAATCTCCAAATCCTTTTGATATTTCATTTGATATATTTCTACCAATTGATTTAGTAACAGCATCAACTTCAAATAAATTGTCACTTATTGTGTTTTTTATAATAGCCCCTAAACTATTGAATGAGTCTTTTAAGACTTCAACAGTTTCTAATGTTTCCTTTAATACTTCTTTAGGATCTTTATCAGCCATATTATAGTAGTGATATTATATAATATAAATATAAAAAGCACCTATTTTTTAGGTGCTTTATATGAATATGTAGGTGTTGTATTTTTAGGGGCTATATTTGGACGTGCAATATCTTTAGAAGTAGATTTATTTGTTAATTGGTTTTGCTGTTTTTCCATAGCTTCTTTTTCCTTATCGTAATGTTCTTTTAACTTATGGAATGTAAATTTACGAAGCCATATAGGCATATCATAAACTGTTTGCCAATCATACCCCCCATTACCATGAAATACTATTTCATGTATTTGAGAAAATAAATAATTTCTATACCCCGGCGTCAGGCCAAAAAAAGTTTAGTCCAATAGGAACTACTACACCCTCCTGTGTGTATCCATCCTTTTCGATATCAATCTTCATGTCAACATCCGGCATTACTTGGTTATAATAATCGCGTAAAGCACGTGAATCTTGTGCAGTAAGATATTTGTCGACGAACTCACGTATATCTTTAGATTCGCGTGTACCCTCAACTGATGTTATCATGAATTTCAAACGAGTAGTTAATTCGAATGAATCATTTGGATGTAATTTTTTTAATCCTTTAATTTCTTGATCAATTTTCTTTTCATCACCACCGGTTAACAATTTAAAAGTAATTGTATTTTTTGATTGAGGTAACTCATAAGTAAATTCATTTTTACCGGATGTAAGTAATGATTCGTCTATTTCTTTTTCTTTTAATTCTGTTAAATCAACCATATAATCATCTTGTTGTCTGGTAGATCCATTAAAGAACTGAATAGGGTAATCTTTACCGTATCCCAAAATACGAGCAGCTATTAAGATAGCATTTTTATCTCCAATAATTAAATCATTAAAATTAATTGGAGTAACAATTAACGCTTCAAGTAATTTATCAATTGCGGTTCCGTTTTTGATATAATTAGCATTAGTTAAAATATCTTCATGTTTTGCAGTCATGTATGACATTTCAATCTCACCCGAAGATAATAAATTATCTTTTGGATATAATAAACCTTTTGAAGGTAATGTGATTGTTTCGGTAGGTAACTTAAATTTTGATTCCATATAACAGTTTTATTGTGCGTATATAAATATATAAAACAAAAAACCCCTCGACAAATTGCCGAGAGGTTTTTAAATATTCACAATCTAATTTTTAGTAATTCAATACGCAGTAATCCATTGCAATTTGTAATGAAATAGAGGCAGCAGCTTCACCTTGTGCCCAATCATAATCACCAAAGGTAGCTTCTTTAACATACGCACCTTTAACAATCCATTCAGATACTACATCACCTACAGGTCCTAATACGTTTAACACGATATCTTTCTTATAGAAATCTGAGTATCCGTCACGTCCTGTTACTGATTCGTGAGCTAAACGAGCCCATTCCATTACTGCTTGAGCACCTGATGGAGCGATTGGATCATAAAGTTCTAAAGTCATATCATTCCATTTAACTTTACCTTTAATCTTACGGTAAGTGTTGATATGATCTAATACAATTTCACCAGCTGTAAATGAAGGAGATGCTGCCTTTTTAATCAAATATGCTGGGATACCATCTATGTACATTATGAATCTGTTTTGAACCTTAGGTTCAAAAGCTGTAAACATAATTTCGTTTGCGTCTAATACTGCCATTTTTTATATTCTTGTTTATTATAAATATCTAAATTTTAAATTTTTATTATGCTGGGAAAGTAGCTCCAGTTGGCTGAAGTGTGAAATCCAAGATAATAAATTCAGCAGTTTTAGTAGGTTGGACATAAATCTGACCAACTAATTGGTTACGGTCAATTACGTCTGCTGAGTTGTTTGTTTCATCCATAATTACTTTATAAGCAAATAATCCTTGTTGTGAAACAACTTGTTCCATATATGGATTAACTGTGGATAAGAAGCGATTACGAGTTACTGTTGTATTTTGTTCAAATACTAATTGGCGAGAAACTGAAGAAACAAAACGTTTCAAGTTAATCAACAAACGACGAACATTAATACGATCTAATGATGTAGCACGTTTTTGTAAAGTTTTCTGTCCGAATGCTACAACACCTTCACCTGGGAATGTTGCTAATGGGTTTACGTTAGCTGAATACAAATCATCACGATCAGTTGCTGCTAATTTACGTTCTGCACGAATTACAGATCCGATACCACCACGATTTAAACCTGCTGGAGCAAACCATTCAGCACCTACTTGATCATTGAATGCGTATACACCTGCCATCACAACTGAAGCTGGAGCCCATACTGATTTTCCTAAAGTTGAGCTAAATGTTTGAACCCATGGCCAGTAAGTAGCTGCGTAGTTTGAAGTTGAACCTGCAGCTGCTGAAATAGCTGCTGTTTTAGTTGAACCATAAACAACTGGATCTACAATAGCAAACGCATCACCTCTACTTTCGCAAGTTGCGATTACTGATGAGTTCATAAATGTACCAGGAGCAAGTAATAAATTAAAATCAAATTCTTCCTTATTTCCTAACAATGATAATGCTGCTGCATAATCATCTGCTGGTGAGAATCCTTGAGAATTTGATGTTGTGATATTTTCAAAATATAAACCTTGGCGATTTGTATCTGCAACACCACCTGTGAATGTACCACCAAATGAACCAGATCCTACTGCAGGTAATGATCCTGAA